CCTGCTGAGTTCCATGTAAAAGCAGTTGTAGCTACACCATTAATTGTTACAGTTACGTCAGCCTGGTCACGATATGAGAAACTTACTGCATATTGTGTGGTTGAACCATTACCTGTATATCTTACAAATGAATTAGCCATTTACACTCCTATTCTTCTTCTAATATGGGTACTTATTGTTACGGTTTTTCAGGAAGGTACATACTTCCTAACTTTCTGATTACGTTTTGAATACCTAAAGCATTCTGTAATATAAACATTTGAGTTATGTCGTTGTATTGTGACTGTGAGAAGTCATAATCTTTATCCCACATTGCCTTTGCTGTTCTAGCAATACCTCCAGTTGGTGAAAATCCTTTTGTCCAAAGTAAATCATAAGTTGGATTTCCAGTTATAATGTTAGAGTCTAGTCCAGTTGAACGATAGTGAAACAAAGGATTAACTCCAAATATTCCTAATCCAGTGTCGATTGTAGCCGGTATTAGTGAAGCAAAAGCTGAACGTTGAAATCCTGCTTTAGCAATATTTTTAATTATCTCTTCGTCTGTTTTACCTAAACGTTTTTCTAAAAATTTCTTTCTTTCTCTGCCAGTCATTAGAGCTGCTTGAGCTTGTATCTGTGCAACATAAGCCATTCCAGCAAACATAGTTGACATCATAAAACCTTTGTAAGCTTGTACATCATTCATTTTTAATCCATGTAACAAATGCTTACCGTAAGCTGTCATCATAAATCCTCTAAACTGAAATAATATTTTTCCAGTTGTAGAGTCTGTTAAACCACCAAGAAACATTTGTTCACCAATATCGTTTTCTTGAATAGTTCTTCTGCCCCATCTATTTATTGCATGAGCATATGTAGACGCAGCTTCCTGGTCCACCCAGTTGTCAATGTTAATTCTTTTAATTTTTCTTTTTGTTAATGCGCCTTCTTCTGTGACAGCGTGTTTTTTAATTTGGTCTATAATTCTTTTATACATAGCGTCAGAAATACCTAAATCTCTAGCACGTTTTTTAGACATAGCTGCACTACCACCAAAAGCTTCATCAACCCATTTTTGCACCATACCTTTTAATGCAATTCTTTTCATTGCTGTGTTAACTAAAGCCATACCAGATATATCTGCTGTAACTCTGTTTAAATGGTCAAGTCCTCTTTCTAATTTAATAACTTTTGATGATGATAGTCTTGCACCAAATTCATCAGATTGATTAGCTACTTGATTAATAAGTCTTTCACTTCCAAAACCACCAAAGATTTCTTCAGCTTCTCTCATAAACTCATCATCAATTTCACCATTTTTTAATCGCTTAACAAGTTTTCTCATTTCTGGTAAATGTTTAATTGTTTGACGTAAACCTACGTTTGCAATCAATACACCTATCTCAGCTAACTGAGCAAAACCTACTTGGTTCATAATTCTAGCAAAATTATATTTTCTCATTATTCTTCCAAATGTAGAATATGTAGTAGATATATCTTCTAACGGTTTACCAACTAAATGGTCATAACCACTTTGCAAAGCTTTCATTTCATTTATTCTTACTTTGTCTTCTTTAGCCACACCTAAATTTTCATATTCTTTTTCTATCTGTCTCATCATAGCTGTCCAATCTGAACCAGATTTAAAACCTCTTTCAGCTAATGCTATTTGTCCAGTAAGATTATTTGCATAATTTAAGAATAATATTTCTGAGTCATTTTCTAAAAAATCTGATATTGACATTTCCCCATCAGAATATGTTTCATCAAGTTTAACTCTTCTACTTTTAAATACATTTGATGTGCCACCTTTACTAGGAAACACAGCATTAGTAATTTCTAATATTTCATCTGTACTTAAATCAGTTTGTTCACGTAGCATTCTAGTTAAGTCTTCTGCTTTAGCATTCAGTATGCCACCAATATTCATTTGGTATTCACTCTTTTGTCTTTGAATAACTCTCATTAAATATTTAGCTAATCTTAAATTTGCTTTTTCATTAAGACCACCACGCATTGCACTGGCTAAAAATCTTTCTACTTTTTTTGAACCAAATTTATCAATAAGTTTAGAAAGTTTAGCGTTAGAATAAATTCTAGTTAAATAATTAAAGTTTTCTTCTACTTTGTCTGCACCTCTAACACCTGAGTCTTTTGCTTTTTGTAGCAGCTCAGAATATCTTTCTCTTTGTGCATTAACCATTTTGTTAACTGCAGGACTTTCTATAGTTTCCCCTCTAATTCCTCTAGCTACTAATTCGTTAAACTCTTCTCTTTTAGTAATGCCATGTAAATGTATTCTTTTGTAACCATTTTCTTTTAACCAAGCGTCATAACTAGATACCCAGTTCTTATAATATAATGTACGTTGTCTATTAAGTTCGTATTGTTTAACTTGTGACATTGTTCTAGACCTAACCCAGTTTTTGCCAGTCTTACCAATAGACTCATATAATATGTTAGATATACCTCTTACTAATTTATTTTTAGACATATCTGTTACACCTGCTCGGTCAAATCTAAACCATTTCCAAAAACCATTACCCATAAATACGTCACCATTTTCAGCAACGTCTTTTAATTGTCTTGCCATGTAGTTGGTATACAACTCAGCCATAGCGTCATTTTCGTCTTTGCCAGTGTACTCTAGGTTTTCTTCTTTTATTTTACATTCTGCCATTTAATATCCTTAATCACATTTATAAATTTTACCGTCTTTAGTTACGATGTATTCATCTTCACCATCAGGCATTCTGATTTCTGTGTTACCGTCTGTTCTTATTGTTGTTCTGTCAGCTAAGTCTTTATTATATTCGTCAGCTACTTTGTCGTAATCGTCTTGTTCTGTTTTGTTAGCCACATCATATTTTTTGTTACCTTTTGTAGTTGGCTTTAATTCTGCTTCATCAAGTATTTCTTTTTCTTTTACTTTTGTGTAATCATCTACAGCTTTGTTTAATGCAACTTCATTCTCATCAATGTTTCTACTTTTAATTCCTCTTATAGTTCCACCTAAAACAAATCCTGCCGCACTTGCAATTAATAATTCTTTTGTGCCTAGTGTAGGGTTCTGTGATACCAACGCACCTTCAATAGCTAAGTTAGTTGTTCCTGCCGCTAAACCACCTCGTATAATTCTTTGTATACGATTAGCTTTGTTCATTACAATTGCCGGTGCCATTAAACCATCCGTAGCAATCGCCGCCGCTATGGCTGTTGGGTCCAGGACTGCTGCGAGAAATCTTGCTGTCAATCCAGTAGCAATACCCTTAGACATAATTATTTTTTCTTTTTCTTGTACGTCTAAAATTTTTTCTTTTATTTGTTTTAATTCTGCAAAAGATTTAGCTTCATCAAAAGCATCCCAATAATCTGGGTTTACATCTTTTTTTAATTCATCTTGTTGTTCTTTACTTAATACAAAATCATTAATACCAAACTCATAGTTAGGGTCTAAGTCTTCTCTACCAGATGATTTTAATATCCACGATGTTATCCATTCTTGGTCAATTACTGCTTTACCAATATCTAAGTATGAAGTTTCTTTTGCAAACTTTTCTTTAGCTTCTGCATTTACTTTATCAATTTGAAACTGTTCCTTTTCACTTATAGTAGGAACGTCTAACATTGGGTCTAGGAATGATGGATTTTTATGTCCTTCTAAAAAATCTGTATTTTCTAATTCTTCATTTTGTTTTTGTAAGCCTTCAATAATTTTATCTTTGTTAGCATATACAAATTCATCTTTACCTTCTTGAAATGCAGCTTCGTTTATTTGTTTTTCTTCTACTTTTTCAGCGTAATCTTCTTGTATTTTTTCTAATTCTGTTTGACCAGTAGCTTTGTAATCTTCATTGATTTGTCTTAAATCGTCTAATAAGTTTGTAAAGAAATTACCATCGGTATCTTCTACAACTTTTTGTGCTGTATCAACAACGTCTTTTGCTTCTTGACTTTCTAATACATTATTTATCGCACTTTGCGCTTCATCACTTAAAATTCCTGTTGATGTTCCTGCGTCAATGCTTTTTTTTAGCGCATCAGATTTCCATAACAATGCAGCTTCATCAAGTCGTCTGCTTGTATATCTGTCACCAAACTTTAATAAGTTTTTATATGCACCTACCCAGTCACCACTTGTAGTTTGTTTCCAAAAATTAGGTGTTCTACTTTCTAAATCACCATATTGAAAAGCTACAGAAGCTAATACAGTTGCTTGTTCAGTTCCTAAATCATCAAATGATGTACCAGTAGCATTTTCCCATTTACTTTTTAATCTTGTTATTGCTTCGCTTTTAGCAAACTCATTTATTATTTTTGCTTGGTCTTCAGTAACTTCTAAATTAGGTGCAATTTCAGAAGCTTCTGCACCTTGAAAACCTAAAAAAGGTTTAAGAATATTTATAATATCTTGTGGAAGTCCTATTAAATCGCTTTCTTTTCTAGCACCTAAATCAAAACCACTAGCGATTGTTACACCAGATTTAGAATTTTCTGCGTCTGGTACGTAGCCTTTTGTTTCAAAGCCTTCTTGTTTTAATATAAAATCAAAATCTATGTTGCTCATTTTAGTCCTTTATTATTTTTAATCCGTCTTTCATTTCGTTATAAGCGTTCATGTCATCTACAGAGTTAAACGTAGGGACATTATCACCAGTATAAAGTTTTAATAACTTTTCGTTTCTTTCTTTAAGAACTTTATTCCATTCAGCTTCATCTAAGAATTTCTTATTAAATTCAGAATTGTTATTAAATATTTCTGTATAACTAAATGCGTATGCTTTACCGTCTATACTTACCGGTGCCATTGTGTTTCTGTCCATAACTACAAACATATTTCCAAACCAAGGTGCTAATACTAAATCTTCTGGTTCATAAAAACTGTTTGATTTGTTTGCTACTTCAGTTGCAAGAAATACAGATTTTTTAGTTAACTCAGCGTGGAACGTTGCGTCACCGTCAAGTCCAGGCATTTTTCTTTTGTTCCATAAAATACCATCTACAGCAATGTATGATTTTTTAATCATGTCGATTGCTTTGTCTCTTGCTAATGTTTCATTAGTTCCAGTAGCTACTAATATTTTTGATATTCGAATTGCTTCTTGTACTTGTGCTGTAGTATCTGCGTCATCTTTAAACCAAAATTTAAATGCTTCTTCTATAGAACTTTGTATTTCATCATCTATGTTTTCAAATCGTTTTTCTATGCCTGGCATATTTTGTACTTTCCACATAGTTGCCACAGCGTCTTGTAATTCCATACCGTTTTTTTCTAATGATAAAACTCCTTCGTAGAAAATTTCTTCTTTACCAGTTAAATAGTCAGCTACAGGATTGTTGTCTTGTCCTAGTCTTTTTAAAATTTTAAATCTTTCGTAACCTTTTATAAATTGTGGAACTTGGTCTACTTGAAACACGTTAGTTGTATTAATAATACCTAACCCTAATTCTAATTCTTCTTTCCACGGATAAAATACAATTGCATTTTTAGACATAATAGAAGCTATGTACGCATTTACTTTATCTTCTTTTGGAAACTTCTGTCCTCTGTTAGCAGGATTGCTTTCCCATATCTTTGCTTCTTCATCTACTAATGTAACAATTTTATTGTAAATACTATCTTGTGCTACTTTCTTATCTGCTAAAGAAATCTTTTCACCATTCCAAACTTCTTTGTGTCCTTCACCATCAAAGAACATTTTTTCTATATTTAATTTTTTAGTGCCAGAATTAACTGCGCTAGTAATAGCTGTTATAATTTTAGTAGCTTGTTCTTGGTGGTCTGGTGTTTCTAAGAAAGAAGGTATTTTACCGTCTTTACCTCTTTTACCTTTTAGATAATCTATAATTTGTTTAAATTCTGATGGGTTACCTACAATACCGTTAGCAATTAATGTTGCTCTTTGTTCTAAATAATTAAGTACATTTTTGTCATAATCATTTTTGTTTACAAACTTTTCATTAACTACTTTATCAAATCTTAATTCTTTTAAACCGTCACTTTTATTTTGTTCCCATGCTTTACCTATCATTAAGAACGCAGCATCGTTTGTTTTTTTGTTCATTAACAAACCTTTTGCTACAGCTACTTTTTCATCTAACTTTAATCTCATTTGGTTCATAGAGTCAGTGTATGCTCTAGTATAAGATTTAGTTTGTGTGTCTAATACTCTAAGTGGATTACCGTCTTCAGTTTGAAATAAGCTATCTACGTTTAGATTAGCCATGCTTTCACCAGTTTCATCACCTGCAGTTATGTTTGCTACTTGTGTTTCAACATTATTAAAATCTTCAATTGCGTGTGCTAATCCAAAATTAGAATCTATTACTGCTTTCGCATAGTGTCCTTTTAAATTATTTACTCTGGGGTCATTGTTATCAATTAATTTTTTGATTTCATCTGGGTCAGTAATACCTTGTGCTTTTAAATTATCAAAAACATCTTGTGCTTCGTTTTGTTGTTCAGTTTTATAATTTTCAGTAAATACAGAAAAAGATTTATTAAAGTTTTTTAGCGCATTAGAAATTTGATTTAACTCACTATCTTTAGCTTCTCTAGGTCTACCTGTAGAAGTTGATTGATAACGAATTGGTACGTATTGTGATTTATATGCCATGCTTTATCCTTTAAAAAACTTTCTATCTTCATTTCCTGCGTAGTCTGTACCTGCACTTGCTACATTAATTGCTAATGCCATGTTGCTAGGTTCTACTGGAACTGGAAGATTGTTAATTGTATTTGCATAAGAAGCATAAGCTTCGTTTTCTTGTCTGTTAAATGACAACATATCTTTAGTAAACGCCATGTTAACATCCATGAAATCTTTATCTGTGTCTGTGCCTACATCTTTATATATTGCTGTAGCGTTACCAACATTAAGTGCTAACTGTTCAGACATTTGTGCAATCTTTTCTCTTTTAATTGCAAATTTCTCTGCCGCCTTTTCTTTAGCTGCGTTTATTTTACTTTGGTCTATTTGTCCGTAGTCATCGAACAAAGCCGCACTCGCGGCGTTTTTAGCATGAAAGTTTGAAACAGAAGTTCTATAGGCTTGTTCTTTTTTAGCGTTATGGTCTGCAACTGCACTTACAACTTTTAACGCAAAGCCTGCTTCTGCTGTACACATTATTTTAACTCCTTCATTACTAATATAAAATTTAATTGTTCATGTCCGTAGGGTAACTTTTTCTTTGGTTCAAATCCTAAAAACTGTAACCATTTTAAAGTTTCCCAATTACGTTCATCTACGAAATTATAAAGATACTTATAACCTTTACCCATTTCGTTTACCCAGTAAGGACATTCTTTTAAGAATTGTCTTACATGATTTCTTAGTTGGTCACTTGATAACATCCATGCTACTCCATAATCTTTTTTAAAATCACATGGGGTTGTTCCAAACATACCAATAACACCTTCTTCTTCTGTCCCTAAAATTGTGTAGTTTCTTGCGCCTTTATAAGTAAAGGGAAGAACTAATGCTTTGAGTGGACTTACGTTATCAGACGCTTTTATTTCACGTCTATCTGCTAAACGCATTTTAGGTGCTAAGTCTAGACAGTCTTTTAAAACTGCTTTCCTTACACATTTTTGCATATTACATCCTTCTATTTCTTCTATGATAAAATCCTTCTATTTCTGCCGATATAAAGTGACAAGGTAAGTGTGAACTAGATACTAACTTACAAACAAAATCTGTATTTTTGCATTGTACTGGAATATTAAATGTTCCACTAGCAATGTTAGGTTGTCCAATAACAGAGTTTGCTGAGTTAATTACATTACCAGACATTTCATAAGTCGATAAACTTCTACCATCTGGTAAAACTGTTGCTGTAAAGAAACCACTATCTTGAAAGTCTACTCTCATAGTTCTAACTTGAAAACGACCAGAAGTAATAGCTACTTGTCCAGTTGCACTATTTTCTCTTACATACGGTTTAGAAAATTCGTATAACGACTCAAACGTGCTTCCAAAAATACATGACGTATGATTACCTTGTACTACTACTGTTGTACCAGTTTGACTATCAATTGTTAAATCTGAACCATTAGTTGCGTCAATAGCTACTAAAGTTTGATTATGTTCATACGGAATTGTAAATGTAGTTTTGTCAGTGTTACTGTCGTATGTTCCAGTTAGTGTTGTAGTTTGCATATCAACATTAACAGGAAATGCTAAATTACCAAAATTAGGATTTCTTAAATCTATTTTTAATAATTTTAAATTTGTTTTTTCATTTGCAACAACATACAAATAACTGTCATATGCTTCTGCTGAAACAATTTGCGTATTAGTAAATGTAAATGTGGACCAGGCAGATTGTACTTTTTTATCTGCATCCCAAAAATATTTATAAACAAACATCTTACTAGCATTTGTACCTGTAACATTGGCACTTGCTGTGTAAGGTGCTGTGTTTGTTGTGTCTAAAGTATCGTGACATAATATAACCATTGTGTCTTCAATGTTGTTAGATACAATTTTATATGCGTTGCTAGGTATTAAAGTATTAACACCAATTGTAATATCTAAACCATCATTTGTTAACGTATCATCGTCAGCAAAATATTCTGTAATTGCAGTTTTGTCATTTCTCTTTTGTGCAAAATAAACAAATTTACCTGCCG